GAAAGACTGCGAAAAACCATGGCCTTGAGCCATACCAGTACCAATACCCGCAAGCTCACCAAACTTCGTAGTCGTACCTGCGATACCCGACGGCGCAGGAGATTTATGCGGATGGTTCTGCGGATGATGTTGATGTGTTCGGTTATCAGGAGCGTTGGGCTGAGTATAAGTATAAGCCCAGCCGGACGTCTGGTTTCTTCCGTTCGACCGATCCGACGCCGCTGGATATGTGGCATCTGGGCGAGCTGTTTGCGTCTCGTCCAGTGTTGAATTCGGTGTTTATCACGGAGCCGCCTCCTGTTGATCGTGTGTTGCAGGTGGCGACTAATTTCGGTGAGCAGTTCTTGTTTGACTCGTTGTTTGATGTTCGGTACGTTCGTTGTATGCCTATGTTTTCTGTGCCTGGTCTCGGGAGTCGTCTGTAGTATGTGGCCTATTCTTATTCCGTCTCTTATTGGAGCCGGTACGGCTTTTCTGGCTAATCGGCAGAATGTGCGTGAGGCGGAGAAGTCGCGTCAGTTTCAGAAGGAAATGTCTGATAGTGCGCACCAGCGGGAGGTTGCTGATTTGCGGCGTGCTGGCCTTAATCCTGTTTTGTCTGCTCACGGTTCCGGTGCTTCTAGTCCTAGTGGTGCGCAGGCGCGGGTAGAGGACATCGGAGAAGGTGCGTCGCGTGGTATTGCTTCGGCTTTGGCTATTCGTCAGGCTAAGGCTCAGATTGATTTAACGAACGCGCAGGCGGCTGCTGCTAATGCGGCCGGTCAGGAGTCTAATGCGCGTGCTGGTGTTATTACGCAAGAGGCGGCTGCTGGTCGTTACGAGTTGATTCGCCAGCAGGTTCGTTCTGGTCAGTTGGATTTGGCGCAGAAAGAGAAGTTGCTCCCGTTGTTGTTGGAGCGTGCGAAGTCGGAGACGGCTTCGGCTAAGGCTATTTCTTTGTTGGATCAGATGGCGATTGCGCAGGGTGCGAATTTGGAGAAGTTGGAGAAGCAACTTGCTTCGATGGGTGCTGCTGGTCCGTGGATGCGGTTGCTGTTGGAGTTTTTCCGTGCGTCTCCTCCCTCTCGGACGAGGTGATTTATGAAAAAGCAGGGTGCTGGTGAGTTTGGTATTCCGTTGGATGCTTCCTTGCGTTCGTATGATTCTCGGGAAGTGTCTGATTTTACGGCTACTAAGAATGATGGATTGTCGATTGTGCAGCAGCAGTTTGCGGACGAGGTGAATGTGAATACGATCGTCCGTCGTTTTGGTTTGACTCGTGATATGCCCAGCGGAAAGCTGGGCGGTGTGTATGGTGATTTCTCTGGTATTTCTGGTTACGAGGATGCGGTTGCCGCTATCGAGCGTGCCCGCGCTGGTTTTATGACTCTTCCCGCTGATGTGCGGGAGAAGTTTAGGAATGATCCTGGCCGTTTGATTTCTACGGTGCAGGATATGACGCAGGAGGAGTTTAATGCGGCGTATTTCCCGCCTAAGCCGGCTGCGCCGGCTGCTCCTCCGGTTGTTGCGCCGGCGGTTCCGCCGGCGTAGTTTCGCTCGGCTGGTCTGCGAGCGCTGCCCCCAGGGGGGTTGTCCCGTCCCCCTGGGGGTTTTGTTTATCGGTTGACGTTGCTTCCGATTTTTTATATTTATTCACCGGGAGTGTATATATTATTTTTCTTGTGTTTGGTACTCCCGTTTAGTATATTAGTGCGTGCGCGATTAACGCGCGTGCAGTTTCCTTTTGACGGGAGGTAGTTATGGCTGGTCGGACAGAGCAGGCTGTTATTCCCGGTACTCCGATCGCTTCGACGTCGGAGGAGTTGTCGGTTAAGCGTGAGCGTGCTTCGGAGCATTTGAACGTCACCGTTGCTCTAGTTGAGCGTCTGACGGTTGAGCTACGTCAGGCTCGTGTTGATGAGCGCCGCGCGCGTGCTGCGCTTGCGGCGTTCTACAAGTGAGTTATTTTAAGTTGTTCCGCCTCCATACCGAGGAGGCGGTTGATTTGGTGGCGACGCTTAAGCCGCCGTATTCTCATGAGGGACGTGTACAGCTGGCTACGTTCCATGCTCTCATGTCGATTGCGGCTATGCTCGCCTGTATTAATGAGGGTACGATTGTGGCGAAGGTCGATGATCCTTCGCAGGTTGGTTTGAAGCTGGATTGAGCGGGATCTCCGCCGTCGCCTGTGGCGTCGGCGGGGACCCCTCCCCTCCTCGGATGCGTGAGCTCTATCGAGGTCGGAGCACGGCCCGGAAGGGCCTTGCGTTCGTCGGAGACGTGCACACAGGTTGTCTTGGTATCTGTGTGCTGAGTGACACCCCCCCTTGGCCTGGAGGGCCATATGAGACGGTCGGTTAACAAGCGTCGTTCCGCTGGTAAGTTTCGTGGTCAGGTGAAGCGTACTAAGGTTCAGAATGTTCGTCGTCCTGGTCGTGGTGGTTTTCGTCTGTGAGTTGTAACAAGCCTCTGACGGCGACTCGTGCGCCGTCTGGTGAGGTGTTTCTCGGTGCCGATCATGTCGGTACTGGTCGAGCTCTGGAGTTGCCCTGTGGTAAGTGTGTTGGCTGTAAGATGGATCGAGCTCGTGCCTGGCAGATTCGTATTATGCATGAGGCGCAGCTATTCGATTCTAATTTGTGTGTGACCCTTGATTATTCGGACGCGAATCTCAAGAGTAGGTCTCTTGAATATCCTGACTTTGCCGGTTTTATGAAACGGCTCCGTCGTCGGTTGAGTGGTGTCTCTATTGCGGGTGGGCGACGGCCCATCCGCTTTTTTGTTGCTGGGGAGTATGGGGAGAAGTTCGAACGTCCCCATTTCCATGCTATTTTGTTTAATGTTTTGTTCCCGGATATGCAGAAAATGCATAACGGGTATTATTCGTCTAAGTTGTGTGAGGATTTATGGGAGGATCGCGGTCGTGCTGTTATCGATCGTTTAGATTCGGCTGCTGCCGCGTATGTCGCGGGTTATACGTTGAAGAAAGCTCGTCATTCTGTGTACGTGGATTCGCTGGTGGACCCGAATACGGGTCTGTTGTCGGATCGTCGTCCGCCTTTTGTCGTCATGTCTCGTCGTCCGGGGATCGGAGCGTGGTGGTTCGAGAGATACGGCGGAGATATGTTTCCTCACGATTTTGCAGTTGCGGAGGGTTCGAAGTATAAGGTTCCCCGTTATTATCTGGAGCGTTTCCGTAAGGTTGCGGATGCGTGTCAGGTAGAGGAGATTATGCATGGTCGTTATCTTCGCGCGCAGGAGCGGCGCGAGGATTCTACGCCTGACAGGCGTGCTGTTAAGGAGGAGTTGGCTTTGCGTCGTGCTGAGTTTTATTCTCAACGTACACTCTAACGGGACTAACGGGACTATGTTGATTTATGCGCTTTTTGATCTTAAGCGGAAAGAGTATGGTCCGCTTTTTTTGGCTGAGAATGATGCTTCGATGCGTCGGGAGTTGCAGGATAATATTCCCGGGTCTAAGTCGATTATAGCTCGGTATCCGGCGGATTTTATGCTGACGTGTCTTGGTTCATTTGATACGTTCTCGGGTGAGATTGAGTCTGAGGTTCGTTCTGTTGATTTGTTGTCTGTGATTTGTCCTCCTACTCCTCCTGTGGAGCTGTCTAATGAGGTCCGTTGATGCTCACCGGTTTTCTATGGTGCCGCGGGCGGACGTTCCGCGGTCTGCGTTTGATTGTTCGCACAGTCATAAGACTACGTTCAATGCGGGTTATTTAGTTCCTGTGTATGTGGATGAAGTTCTTCCGGGAGATTCCATCCGATTGAATATGACGGCATTTTGTCGTCTATCTACTCCGCTTGTCCCTATTATGGACAATCTGGAGCTGGAATCGTTTTTCTTTTTTGTGCCGTATCGTCTTGTTTGGGAGAATTGGGAGCGTTTCATGGGCGAGCAGGCGAGCCCGTCTGATACTACGCAGTTCCTGACTCCCTATGTTGAGATTCTGGCGGCTGATTTGGCGCCGGGTTCGTTGGGTGACTATTTCGGTTTGACGTTGAATAATTCGGCTAATACGTTGAAGGTTTCGGCGCTACCGTTCCGTGCGTATAACCGGATTTGGAACGATTGGTTTAGAGATGAGGATTTGTCTGTTAAGATGTCGGAGGTTGTTGATGATGGTCCTGATACGATCGGTGGTGACGGGTATGCCGTTAATTATCGGGCTAAGCGCCATGATTATTTTACGTCGGCGCGTCCGTGGCCTCAGAAGCCTACGGCCCAGGATTGGCTGCCGTCGTCGTCTACGTTTAATCCGCTTGGTTTGAATGCGGGTCTTGGTCAAGGTGGTTTTTCGAAAGGTTATTACGCGTCTGAAGGTATTGGTGCTCCTGTTATGGGTCTTGGTTCTAATGTTGCTGCGGATGCCGGTGCTGTGTCGATGAACATGACGGGCAACCGGGTCGGTATCTATGATGATACTCTGCGTGGCGATGATGTTATTATGCGGATGACGCCGTTTGATTACCCGGATGTGCGGGTTCTGGTGTCTGATATTCGTACGGCTACGATGATACAGGCTATGTTGGAGAAGAATGCTCGTGGTGGTACGAGGTATTCTGAGCTCATCCGTTCGCATTTCGGTGTTATTTCGCCTGACGCTCGTTTGCAGCGTCCGGAGTACCTTGGTGGTGGTCGTACTATGATTACGGTTAATCCTGTGGCGCAGACTGCGCCGTCGGGTATCGCAGGTACGACTACGAAGTTTGGTGAGCTTGCGGGTATTGGTACTGGTATGGCTCAAGGCCATGGTTTTTCGCAGTCTTTCACGGAACATGGTGTTATTATTGGTTTGGTGAACGTTCGTGGGTACCTGACGTAATAGCAGGGTAACGAACGTATGTGGAATCGTCGTACGCAGTTTGATTTTTATTGGCCTGGGCTGGAGCATCTGCCGGAGCA